AGGCGCTGGCGCACGCCGCGGACATTCTGGAGGCAGAAGGTTTGCTGATTGAACAGGCTGCGTGATTGCCTGTTGACATCAGTGAGCGGATGAGCGAAATTAATCCCATCCTGTCATTCCTGCGCGTATCGAGGAGTGACAACCGAAACCCGGCCACCGTGCCGGGTTTTTTATTGCCTGAAATTCGCCGCCATAGCTCCAGTGGTAGAGCAGTCGCCTTGTAAGCGAATGGCCCGGGGTTCGAATCCTCGTGGCGGCACCATTTTCACCTGTAGCCAGGACAGCCCTCGGGAAGGCCTGGACGTCGATAGCCGGATAGTGCGACGTACGGAATCAACACCGGCAGCCCGCGCACCCTGACCTAAAACTTGCTTTCGGGGTGGTGTGAGACTGGATCAGCGAGATCGATGCAATGGGGTGTCGACGTTGAGAAGGTCTTTGGCAGACAGCTCGGAAAGACGAGCGCACCTATTCAGGGCCTCTGCATTCGCAGGGGTTAACCAGCTCTGTTCCAGCGGACTTGGGTCACGCCCAGTTTTCCAGCCTCGAGCAACATTGCCTCTCTCGATAGTCCGCAATCCATGCAGCTTTCTGTCTCTTGGACGGCGTGACTTGCAGCGAGGCGAATTGCTTCTTCCTCGCTAAACGAGGTCGCTGTCGTTATGAAATGCTCGGGCTCGCCGTGCCTCATGTAATGGATGGCGTAGTGGACGGGGTTTGTCATTGGAGCCTCTTGGCCGAAGCCATACCCAAAAGGGTCGATTCTAAGTATCTGGAATTCAGAGAGGTCTGCCGGGATATGAGGCCGAGAGAGATGGTAATGCCTGAACTGCGAGTGTTTATATGTGTACTGGTTAAATTATGACCACTAGGTCTTTGGTTCGTTCGTTTTAACGCTGCATCAAATTTCTGGGCCTCGACATTGATCGGGGCCTTTTTGTTTCTTCATGCCCACGGAGTCGAGCGCATGGATTTTTTGCACCGCCTGCTCGACAGATTGGATCTGCTGATCGCCGGCCTGTTCGGCGTCATCGTCGCCAGTTGGTGGCACAAGGACGATCTGACCGATTGGCGCGCCTGGCTGATCTTCCTCACCACTGGAGTGGCCTGCGCCCTTTACCTGACTGGTATGGTCAGTGCGTACCTCGGCGTGACAGAGCCGAACATCGTTGCCGGCGTGGGCTTCCTGCTGGGAACCTTCGGCGGATCGCTACTCGCGGCAATCAACCGAGCCATCAAAGCCGCTGACCTCTGGGCGCTCATTCGCCAGCGGTTCGGGGGAGGCAATCCACCATGAGTCTTGAACTGATCAACTCCATCGCCTGCGGCTTGATTGCCTTGTGGGCGACCTGGTGTGTTCTGAGCGGTCGAGTGCGGGACGGAATCCTAGGCAAGCTGATCTATTCAGCGATCGCCATCAGCGGTTTTGTGGTGATGAGCCGCAATCAGAACATCTTCATCATCGGCCCAACCACTGCCGGTATCACGTTGCACGTCTCGCTGGCCCTTGCCGGTATGCGTCACATCTTCATGGTCATCTGGTGGCAGCGGGTGAAAGCCTGGCTTTGCCGGACGCTGAGTTGTGAACACTGCCTACGCTGTGACAAGGCGCCGGGCGGGATCGAGCGTCGATCCAAGTAAATCGCGACACATTTCGCGAATTAGAAATTGTGTCGCGACCGATTATTCGGAGATATCTTCCCGGAGTAACGTCATTCCATTATGCCCCCCGCTGAAGCCAACGGAGCGGACAGTGGATTCGTCGAGGCCTGCTTCCCTTGCAATCGTAGATAGATCATAAACTTGAAAGCGGGATGTCTGCCTGGCGTAAAGGCGATCGACAGCGCTGTCAATTGCTACCGCATATTGGTTGTGTTGGGACGCCTTGCGCTTCTTCCTTGCATCATTCCCTCGGTATGTGTCTCTCCGCGCTCTCGGTAATAGCATTGTGCTTCTCCATGGTTTTCCCTACTCAAATACCGGCAACGGGCCACTATTTCAAGCTCAAGGTGACCCATGGATAGGCCATACCCTCCAGCATCATTGCTTGAGCTGTCGGATCTACCAGACTTCGGTATCCGCCTGATACCTGCTCCGGAAGTGTGGGAGTGGTTCCAAGCGGAGATCCTCGCCGCGACCGGCAGCATCCACAACGTAGAACATGCCCATCTGATCGATGCGGACATCCGCGTGATGTGGGCGTCTGCCGCCTTCACGAAGAAGGGTCGCACTGTGGTGGGCCAGGCCGAACAGGTCGCGTTCCGCGCAGGCGGCTGGCAGAAGGCGCGGATGGAGCAGCAGATGCGTGATTGGTTCGGCGACGTGCCGGCCTACATCATCACCTTGGCTGCCGACTACTGCGCCGACTGTTCCGAAGCTGACTTCTGTGCGTTGGTCGAGCATGAGCTGTATCACATAGCCCAAGCGACCGATAAGTACGGTCAGCCAGCATTCACCCAGGACGGCTTGCCCAAGCTTGAGATGCGCGGACACGACGTTGAAGAGTTCGTCGGTGTCGTCCGTCGCTACGGCGCGAGCGCGGCTGTCCAGGAGCTGGTGGACGCTGCAAACAATCCTGCTGAGGTGGGGAAATTGAACATATCGAGGGCCTGCGGAACCTGTCTGCTCAAGTCGGCCTGATTCTGGACAGGCTCTGGACGGATGAAAATCTATGGCAGCCCTTCAAAACGACGTGAAGGCCTTTATCGTTCAGGCCTTGGCGTGCTTCGACACGCCGTCACAGGTTGTTGAAGCCGTCCAAAAGGAATACGGGATCGTGGTGACTCGCCAGCAGGTAGAGACGCACGATCCCACAAAGACATCGGGAAAAGGCCTGGCCAAGCGCTGGGTGACGATGTTTGAAGATGCCCGCAAGCGCTTCCGCGAAGAAACTGCCGAGATCCCGATCGCAAACCGTGCCTACCGCCTGCGCGCCATGAACCGGTTCGTGGAGAAGGCCGAGACGATGAAGAACATCGGCCTGGCCATGCAGATCCTCGAACAGGCCGCGAAGGAAGTCGGCGACGTCTACGTCAATCGCCACCGGAAGGATGAGCCTGACGACGAACCGGCAATCCCGACGCGCATTCAGGTCGACGTAGTGGATGCGAGGAAGCCGAATGCCGAGCCTTAACGTTCCGCAGTCGCAGTTCCTCCTGTTGCCCCACAAATTTCGCGCATTCGTCGCTGGATTCGGCTCCGGAAAGACCTGGGTCGGATGCTCGGCGCTCAGCAGGCATTTCATGGAGTGGCCAGGCGTCAACGCGGGTTACTTCGCACCGACTTACCCGCAGATCCGCGACATCTTCTACCCCACGATGGAGGAGGTGGCTTACGACTGGGGGCTGAAGACCAAGATCAACCAGGCGAACCATGAGGTTCACATCTACAGCGGCCGGCAGTATCGCGGCACTGTGATCTGCCGGTCGATGGAGAAGCCGCAAACCATCGTCGGCTTCAAGATCGGTCACGCTCTGGTCGATGAGCTGGATGTGCTGACGTCGATCAAGGCGCAGCAAGCCTGGCGCAAGATTATTGCCCGGATGCGTTACAACATTCCCGGGCTGAAGAACGGCGTGGACGTGACCACAACGCCGGAAGGCTTCAAGTTCGTCTTTCTCCAGTTCGTGAAGCAGCTACGCGACAAGCCGGCGCTGAAGGAAATGTATGGGCTGATCCAGGCCAGCACCTTCGACAACGAGCTGAATCTACCGGATGACTACATCGCCTCGCTGATGGAGTCGTACCCCGAGCAGCTGATCCGCGCGTACTTGAACGGCCAGTTCGTCAACCTGACGTCCGGGTCGATCTACCACGCTTACGACCGCAAGCTGAACCAGTGCTTCGACACGGTCCAGCCCGGCGAACCGCTGTTCATCGGCATGGACTTCAACGTCGGCAAGATGGCGGCAATCACCCACGTCAAGCGTGATCAGGGACTGCCGCGCGCCGTGGACGAGTTGATGGATGGCTACGACACGCCGGACATGATCCGCCGCATCAAAGAACGGTACTGGGAACACACCGGCAATGACTTCAGAAAGACTTGCGAGATCCGGATCTACCCGGACGCCTCCGGCGATTCGCGCAAGTCGGTAAATGCAAGCCTGACCGATATCGCCATGCTCAAGCAGGCGGGTTTCACAGTAATCGCGCCGGCGGCCAACCCGCCAGTTAAGGATCGAATCAACGCCATGAACGCCATGTTCTGCAACGCGCAGGGCGAGCGGCGTTACTTGGTCAATCCGTTCACCTGCCCGACATACGCCGACGGCCTGGAACAGCAGATATGGGCGCCCAACGGCGAGCCAGACAAGAGCCAAGGAAACGACCACGCCAACGACGGCGGCGGTTACTTCATTCACCGCGAGTACCCGATCGTTAAACCGGTCACCTCAATGAAAATGGGAGTCGCTCGATGACGGACGTCACTTTTACTCGTCCCGAGTACAAGGCGGCACAGTACCGCTGGCGCTTGGTGCGCGACGTCTGCAAAGGGTCGGAAACCATCAAGACTGCCGGCGACCGTTACCTGCCGAGGCCGAACGCGGCCGACACCGGCGAGGACAACAAGCAGCGCTACGAGGCGTACAAGAAGCGGGCAGTGTTCTACAACGCTACGGGGCGCACGAAGCACAGCCTAGTCGGTGCGGTATTCCGCACCTGGCCCACGCTGACTGTTCCCGGCGCGCTCGATTACGTGGCCAAGGACGTCGACGGTCAGGGTGTGAGCGTCTACCAACAATCCCAGTCGGTGATCGGGCACCTGCTCGAAGTGGGTCGCCATGGGCTGCTGGTGGATTACGCCGCGGTTGAGGCTGGAACTGTCAGCAAGGCCGACGAATTGTCCGGCCGTGCCCGAGCGAACATCGCGAGCTACACCGCAGAGTCGATCATCAACTGGAAGACCCGCCAGATCGGCGGCCAGCACCTGCTCAGCCTTGTAGTGCTGCGTGAGACAGTCGATGTCGACACGGATGACGGTTTCGGTAGCGAGCAAGTCGTGCAATACCGCGTGTTACGCCTTGATCTTGCTGGCCAGTACACGCAAGAGGTTTGGGAGGAGGGTTCGAGCAAGACTTCTCAAATTGTTGCTCCGTTCACGCCGCTGAATGGGATTGGCCGGCCATGGCAGGTGATCCCGTTCCAGTTTGTTGGCAGCGAGAACAACGACACGACCATCGATGATGCACCGCTGTACGACATGGCCGAGGTGAACATCGGCCATTACCGAAACAGCGCGGATTACGAGGAAGCTGCCTATCTGGTGGGTCAGCCTCAGCCGTGGATGGCTGGTTTGGACGAGCAGTGGCGCGATCACATGGAGACGAATGGGATATTCCTCGGCTCCCGAGCGCCTTGGCTGCTTCCGGTAAACGGCACTTGCGGAGTTTGGCAGGCTCAGCCGAACACGGTGGCCAAGGAGGCCATGGAATCCAAGAAGCAGGACATGGTGTCGCTCGGCGCGCGCCTCATTGAGCGTGGTAGCGCAGTGAAGACCGCAACCCAGGCCGACAACGACAGCGCCGCCGAACACAGCGTCCTGTCGCTGGTGGTCAGCAACGTCAGCGAAGCCTACAGCCAGTGCCTTGAATGGATGGCTGAGTTCGTGAACGTCTCCGGTGACGTGGTCTACAAGCTCAATCAGGACTTCAGCCAGATCACTCTCGACGCGACGATCCTGGCTGCACTGTTCAATGCGGTGCAGGGCGGCAAACTCCCTGAAGGCGACTTCTGGCAGTACCTGCGCGATCGAGGCGTGATCAACCCTGAGAAGACGGACGACGAGATCCGGGACGAACTCGAAGCGCAGAGCGCCGGGCCAGCCCTTGATGACGCAGAGGTGATTCCGAATGGCGGCAAACCAGGCAATCCTTGATGCCACGATCCGGCACGCCGTCTTCCTCGAGCAACTGAAGTCGGGGGAGGTGGCGAAGTTCGCGCCATTCCTCAAAGAGATCGACCGCTCGATCCGTGAGCGGCTGACCCGGGCTGATCTGACGGACTACACCGTTGCCCGGCTTGAGCGGCTGCTGAGCGAGGTCGACAGCCTGCTGCTGGGCATCTTCGATCGGTACAGCGAGAAGCTGAACCTTGATCTGGTGGATATCGCCAATTACGAGGCCGAGTTCGAGGCGACCAGCCTGACCCGGGCGGCACCTGTTGGCGTCTCGTTCGATGCGGCGGTGCCTGGTGCAGCGGCGATTCGCGCTGCAATCCTCACCAACCCGCTCAGCGTACGCGGTACGGACGGCGGCAAGCTGCTCAAGTCGTTCATTGATGGCTTCACCACCACCGAGCGACAACGCCTCACAGGCGCGATCCGGCAGGGCTTCTTCGAAGGCCAGACCAACTTCCAGATCATCAAGAACATCCGTGGCACCAAGGCGCTTCAGTACAACGACGGCATCCTGGCCACAACCAACCGCAACGCCGGCGCCATCGTGCGGACGGCAGTGCAGCATGTCGCCACTCAGGCGCGAATGGAGACGCTGAAGGCGAACTCCGATGTCGTGCCGTCGGTGGAATGGGTCAGCACTCTGGATTCGAAGACGACCAGCCAGTGCCGGACGCTCGACAAGCGCCGTTTCAAGCTTACCGAGGGTCCGCGGCCGCCGATCCACATCAACTGCCGTTCGACGGTGGTGGCGGTGACTCGCTTCAGCGCGCTGTTCGCCAAAGACGCCACACGGGCATCTATCGGCGATAGCGGTGCGCAGCAGGTGAGAGCAGACCTCAGCTATTACGACTGGCTAAAGCAACAGCCGGCGGCGTTTCAGGACAAGGCTATTGGCCCGGTACGTGCGAAGCTGTTTCGCGAAGGCGGTTTGACAATCGAACGATTCGCCGAGATGCAGCTTGATCGCAATTTTTCACCTCTAACCCTCCTGCAAATGAAGGCTCTCGAGCCTCTGGCGTTCGAGCGGGCGGGCATCAAATAGGGATAGGTCTATTAACCAGACGAGGACATTTAACCCGCGCCTTGAAAAAGATTGATACAGCCTTCATCTTGGGTTGTACAACCACATAAAAGGAAAGGCGCGCATGAAAACCGGTCAAGAATTGATTCAGGTAGAGCATCTGCGGAAGTTCACGCATCTTTTAACCATGGATGGGCGCCTAGGTTGGGACAACACTCAACGCAACGCTCTTCTTCAGGCTATTGCAGATAGCGAAAAAACGACATACATCGGTTGTATTGCAGACGCATTTGGCATTGAGAGTCCGCAGGTTTTTGCTATCGGGGATCTTGTCAGGATTATTTCCCTGCCGTCTGTGGTATTCATGGATGCGCTGAGCGAAGAGATCAAATCCTTCGCTTCTAATTATGGCCACATCGCAGTGATTAGCGGCCGGGGTTTATACGGGGCTGAAATTTATTTCATTGACCGCAGTGCTCTTGCGCTCGCAAACGCTGCGGAGACCTTCACTAAGCTAAAGCTTCTAGGTTCAGCCTAAGTAGCTCAAACAGCCCTGGTTCACGCCGGGGCTTTTTACATCAGATATTTCAAAAGGCCTCGTCAATGACGGGGCTTTTTTATTCCCGCAGGCAGGGCCTGCACCTACGTCTCTGGGAGACAACCAATGCTGAAATTCCAACTGGATACCCTGGAAGGGGTAGATGAGGCCGTGCGCGCTCTTTACACCGAGAAGGACGGCAAGTTCGTACTCGGCATTGAAGGCCTGCCGCAGCAAGAAGATGTATCCGGCCTGAAAGCCAAGGTTGATGAACTGCTCGGCGAGAAGAAAGCCGCCGAGAAGAAGGCGCGCGAAGCCGAAGAGGCTGCGCGCCTGGAGCGGGAAGAACTAGCTCGCAAGTCCGGCAACGTCGAAGAGCTCGAGCGTTCCTGGACAGAGAAATTCACTCGCCGCGAAGCTGAGCTGACCGGCACGTTGGAACAGGAGCGGGCAACGCTGAGCGGGCAGATCCGGGATCTGACTGTCGGCCGTACCGCTACTGACATCGCCTCTGCACTTGCAGTGCAAGGTAGCGCAAAAGCCCTGTTGCCGCACATCGAACGCCGTCTGAGCGTCGAGCAGCGCGACGGGAAGCCTGTTGTGGTCGTCCTCGACGCACAGGGCAAGCTCTCGGCGGCAACGCTGGACGAGCTGAAAGCGGAAATCGCCAATGACGCGGCGTTCGCGCCGCTGATCGCGGGCAGTAAAGCATCGGGCGGCGGGGCCGGCGGTGCAGGTGGTGGGGGCGGGGCCCCGAAAGGAAAAATCGGCGGTACCAAAGAGGAACGCACGGCTGCAATCGCAAGCCGGTTCCCAGATCTCCCTCAATCGTAAGGAAAAAACATATGTCCCTGTCGCAAATGCAGGTCTTCAACCAGTACATCATGCCGGCGACTCTCGAGACGCTGGATCAGTACCTGGCTGCTTTCAACGCTGCGAGCCGCGGCGCTATCGTGCTGTCCCCAGACGGCTTCACTGGCGACTTCCTCCAAGAGTCGTTCTTCCAGACCCTGGCTGCTGCTCAGCGCCGCGTGGACCGCTATAGCGCCAACGCCGCCGTTGCTGCCACCGACCTGACCGAGCTGAAAAACACTTCGGTGAAGGTTGCCGGCGGCTTCGGCCCGATCCGCTATGAGCCATCGCAGATGACCTGGCTGGAGCGCCCGACCGCGCAAGGCATCGAAGTCGCCAGCCGTGCGTTCGCTGAAATCCTGCTGAAGGACCAGTTGAACACTGCGATCGCGGCACTGGTTGCAGCAATCACCGCTCAAGCGGCAGCAGTCAACGATGTGTCGGCTACCGCAGGTATCAGCTACGCCGGCCTGAATAACGCGCATGCGAAGTTCGGCGACGCCAGTCAGAACTTGGTCACCCAGGTGATGCAGGGCACCAGCTACCACAAGCTGGTCGGCCAGAACCTGGCGAACCAGCAGCAGCTGTTCCAGGCAGGCAACGTTCGCGTGGTGGACATCCTCGGCAAGATCTCCGTTGTGACGGATGCCCCTGCGCTGATGCAGGCCGGCACCCCGAACAAGGAAATCATCCTCTCCCTGGTGCAAGGCGCTGCGCTGGTCCACGACGGCCGCGACATCATCAGCAACGTCCAGACCACCAACGGCAAGGAGCGCATCGAGACCACGCTGCAAACCGATTACACCTTCGGCTTGGGCCTGAAGGGTTACACCTGGGATACCACCACCGGCGGCAAATCGCCAACCGACGCTGAGCTGGCGACCGGTACCAACTGGGACAAGACCGCCACCAGCATCAAGCACACCGCCGGTGTGGCTCTGATCGGTGACGCCTCCAAGTAACCCCGCGATGTCCAAGCCGGGACGTGTGCCCGGCTTGGCGGAGATGCAATCATGAGCAATAAAATCTGGTATCTGCCCGGACCGTTTCACCAGTACCGGGAAGACGTGAAGGCGCTGGCGAAGGAACACGGCCTGCGCATCATCGACGCGAGCATCACCGAAAATCGCGATGGTGAGGCCGATGATGTGCCGGAGGTGACGGTGCGGCAGGTCGAGCCGTCGCCGGTGTTGCTGATCGCCGATAGTGGTGATCACGCTGCGCTGCAGGAGCTGATCGACAAGCTGAATGCGGAGCGTGACGGCATCGTGTTGTTAATCGACGCCGCTGAAGGTCTGTCCGATCTGGAACACCCTGGCGCCGGCGAACTGCCAATCCGCCTGTTCAATGCGCTGAAAGCGATTCACGAGGGTTTCGAAACCCTCACGGGTGAACGTGACAACTTAGCGGGTGAGGTTGAATCACTCCGCGCTGAATTCGTACGTCTCAAGGCAGCAGCCGAGCCGGTCGACAATGCCGAGAAGATCGCGAACCTCAAAGCGCAACTCGACGCCGCCAACGTGACGTATCGGGCGAATGCCTCGGTAGAATCGCTGGAAAAGGCAGTTGCTGACCTGCAGCAGGCGTAATAACCCGGGTGCCCGGTAACGTGGCACTCGATCCAGAACACCACAGCGAGCTGATTCATGACTCTCATCATCGAGGACGGTACCGGCAAGCCTGACGCCGAAAGCTATGCATCCGCCGAAGACCTGGCCATGTACGCCGTGAAGTTCGGCGTGACCATCCCAGCGGAAGCGCCTGCACAGGAAGCGCTGCTGCGCCGGGCCGCGCTGGCAATGGATGGCATGACGTGGAAAGGGCGAAAGTCCAACAACGAGCAGGCGCTGTCTTGGCCGCGTCGCGGTGTAGAGCTGGATCATCAGATCAAGCCTGACAACTACCTGCCGGCGCGGATCCAATACGGACAGATGGCGTTGGCCGCCGAGATCCACAGCGACGACGTCGACCCGATCGAGAAGCGCAAAGGCGCGGTGACGCTTGAGCGTGTCGAGGGCGCGGTAACCCGCGAATATGCGACCATCCCAAACACCAGTGGCCGACTGTTACCGGCGGCGCCGGATCGGCCTAGCGCCACGCAGTTTGCTGACTACTTGCAGCGGCGCGGACTGTTCGCAATCCGAGCGTAAGGATATGCTTGCTTCCTGTCAGTCTCCGGGGGCATCGCTGTGAGCCAATCTGGTGGGAAAATCAAAATAAATCTCGCTCCTGAGTGGGAGCTGGAGCTTGAGATTCAGGCCGAAGCCGCAGGCATGCTCAAGGAGGACTACCTCATTGAGCTTTTGGAGGCGTACTGCAAAAGCCTTGATCAGGAGGAAAATCCTCCTTCACCTCTAATTCACTAAGCCCAGCCATCGTGCTGGGCTTTTCACATCTGGAGCCACCATGGCCTTCTACGACGAAATGGCCGTGATGGCTCTGGAGATGATCACAGAGTTCGGTCAGCCCGTGACCATCAACAAGACGGAGCCGGGCGAGTATGACCCGGAGACGGGCGGCGAATCGCCAGGCGCCACCATCGAGCAGACCGCCCAAGGCATCCTGCTCGACTTCACCGGTCAGGAATTCCAGAACAACAGCCTCATCAAGCAGGGCGACAAGAAATTGAAGATTGCCGCGCAGGGTTTGGCCTGGGTGCCGGGCCTGCTCGACAAGGTGGTCGCCCAAGGCCGCACATGGGCAATTGTCCCGCCGCTGAAAGAGGTCAATCCAGCCGGCACGCCGATACTGTATGAACTGCAGGTGCGGTCATGAGCCGAGCAGGCGCTGGCCAGTCCGGAAGCTTCGCTTTGAGCCTTGCGGAGTTTGCCGTGCAGACCAGCGAAGCCATCGACGCCAGCGTGCGCGAGATCATCATCGAGGTCGGCAGTAGCCTGATCCGCATGTCTCCCGTGGGCAACCCGGAGATATGGGCGCAGAACGCTGTCGCGGCCCAGTACAACAAGGCCGTTGACGAACACAACTCCTCGCTGCGCAGCGATCCGGCCAACCTGACCAAAGGCGGCAGGCTCAAGAAAGGTCGCAAGCTCAACGACGGCATGGACATCGTCGCACCGGAGGGCTATGTCGGCGGCCGGTTCCGGGCGAACTGGCACCTATCCATCGGCGTGGTCGAGAATGTCACCTTCGACGAGGTGGATCCTAGCGGCGCCGAAACCATCGCGGCCTTGGTCGCCGCCATCAGCGACTTCACCGCCGGCCAGATGGTCTACCTAATCAACAACTTGCCCTACGCGATCCCGCTAGAGTTCGGCCATTCCAAACAGGCCCCCAGCGGGATGGTCCGGGTCACCGTGGCTCGCTTCCAGCAGATCGTGCAGGAGGCCATCAGGAACAATCAGGTATGAGTCACGCGATCATCGCCTCGATCTACGAGGCAAAGCTCATCACTTGGAACAGTGCCAGGCCGCAGAAGCTGAAAATCGTCTTCGAGAACATGGTCTACACGCCATCAGCGGATGAAACTTACCTGCGGGCGTTCACGATACCGGGTGATACCGCGAGCAACACGATCGGCGGCGATCACCGGCTGTTCACAGGTGTGTTTCAAGTCAGCATCATCGCGCCGGCCGGTACGGGGAAAGCAAAGACGAACCCGATCGTCGATGAGCTGACAGGCCTGTTCCCTCTGTACGCTCGGGACACGAAAGGGGCTGTGACTGTGGTGACTATGTCGCCAGTTGACCAAGGCTCAGGCATCACTGGCGATTCCGCGTACACCGTCCCGGTCTCGTTCTCCTATCGAGCCGATACCAACTGATCCCGCCCATTGGGCAACCCTACGAAACCCGCCACTGAGCGGGTTTTTTCATATCTGCAAAGAGGAAATACCCATGGGCTACAAGATCCCGAACGGCGGCACTTTCCAGCACGCTGCAACCTATGCCACTGCACTGGCGTTCGCTTCCATCACCAACGCCACTGAAGCTGTGGCCACCGTTGTGGGCGGTACGCTGAGCGCCGGCGATATCGTGTTGCTGACTTCGGGCTGGAGCAAGCTGGACAGCAAGGTGGTGCGCGTGAAAGCGGCGACCGCCACGGCAATCACGTTGGAAGGCATCGACACTACTGACACCCAGATCTTTTCGGCCGGCGGCGGCGCGGGCACCATGCGCAAGGTTTTGACCTGGGTGCAGATTCCGCAAATCTCCGACGTTGCCTTCTCCGGCGGTGAACAGAACTACCTCGACGTGGTTTTCCTCGAGGATGACCAGGGCAAGCAAATTCCGACCGACAAATCGGCAGCCAGCATGGTGCTGACCCTGGCGGATGACCCGGCGCAGGACTTCAACAAGGTGCTGATGAAGGCTGATGCCGGCAAGCAGGTTGAGGCTGCGCGTCTGAACCTGCCGGGCAATGACACGCTGCTGTACGGCGCTTACACGTCGTTTTCCAAACAGCCGGCAGTGTCCCGCAATAATCTGCTGACGCGAACTGTGAACCTGGCGCTTCAGGCTGAGCCGACTCGCTACCTGACCGCAGTGGTGTAACCAATGGCAAAAATCCGCATTGCCCAGAATCCGACGTTCAAGGCCATGGTGCTGATCCCAATCGTTGGCAGCGAACCCGAAAAGATCGAGTTCACGTTCAAGTATCGCGACCGGTTGGAGCTGGCTGCTCTGTTTGACGGGTGGAACCAGAATCGCAAGGAAGCCATGGCCGCGCTCGGTGATCAACCATCGCTCTCTGAAGTGGTCGCTGCAGATGCAGCCCAGCAGGTTCAGCAGATCAAGGATCTGGTGGCTGGCTGGGCCTTCGACGACAAGTTCGATGAGAAGAGCATCACCGCACTGGTGAAGTCGTGCCAAGGAGCAACCGAGGCAGTAGTCGATGCGTACCAAGGCGCCTACAACCAGGCCCGCCTGGGAAACTGACGGACGCCGCACGCGCACTGTACGCGCCTGCGGCGCCGGTCGAGTTGATGAGTATGTTCGGGCTTGCGCCTGGTGATCTGGAGGAGGAAACGGAGGTCTGGCCCTGCAACTGGCCGGCCTTCCTCCTATTCAATCGGATGTCCACGCAGTGGCGGGTCGGCTCCGGTGGCGCCATCGGTCTCGATTACAACTGCATCCTCGACGTTGCCGGCTTCCTCGGCATCAAGAAAAAGAAACTCGCTGAAATCTTTCCTGACCTGCAGGTGCTGGAAGGCGAAGCCCTGCGCGTCATGGCGGAGGAAAGGGAAAACAGCCCGTAATCGCGGGCATTTATTCAAGGTGAGTCGATGAACATTGCAGAACTCGGCGTCAAGATCGACTCGGCCGATGCGATCGAGGCCAAAACGAGCCTGGATGAGATGGCGAAGGCCGGCGGCCGGGCCGAGCAGTCCGCCGTTTCGCTGATGAACGAAATGCAGGCGCTGGAGAAATCGCTATCTACCAGCGCCAAAACTACGCAGGACCTTGCCAAACAGCGCGATGCGTTGGCGAAGCTGACCAAAACTGGAGCCTATGGCGAGGCTGAGGCCGCGAAGATCTCGGCACAGCTCGACAAGCAGCAGGTAGCGTTGGCCAAGTCGGCCATGGATGAACAGAAGGCGCTGAACAGCCTGCTGGGCGCCATTGACCCGGCCCGCGCCGCACTGGCGAAGCTGGACACCCAGGTCGAGCAACTGGGCAAGCATCTGGATGCCGGCCGGATCAGCCAGGACGAGTACAACACCGCCCTGAGCAAGATCGACAAGGATTACGACAAGCTCAACAAAACCACCACCGGATTCGACAAGCTGCGCCTCGGTACACGCCAGGCACAGGAAAACGTTGTTCAGTTGGGGAATGCGCTGTCCTCGGGAGACTGGGGCAGTGGCGTACGTGCGGTTGCGCAATTGGGCGCTGGTGCAGGGGCAGGCGCGGCAGGATTGCTCGCCATTCTTGGCCCGCTCGCGCTTGCCACCGCTGCCGTAGGCGGTCTGGCGTACGCTTTCTATAAGGGGAGCGAGGAACAGGACAGCTACAACAAAGCGTTGATCCTGACCGGTAACTACGCCGGTGTGAGCGCCGGGCAATTGGGCGACATGGCCCGCCAGGTCAGCGCAACCGTTGGCACCACTGGCCAAGCCGCAGCCGTGCTCGCTCTGCTAGCCGACAACGGCAAGATCGCCGGCGAAAGCTTCACCGGAATCACCCAGGCTGCCGTGTCGATGCAGGAGGCGACTGGCAAGGCCGTAGGCGAGACCGTAGCCGAGTTCGCCAAGCTCGCCGACGACCCGGTCAAGGCATCCGCCGCGCTGAATGAGCAATACCACTACCTGACCGCGTCGGTTTACTCGCAGATCGCCGCGCTGGAGAAGCAGGGCGACCACGCCGGCGCAGTGAAACTGGCGACCGAGCAGTATGCCGACGCGATCAACGAGCGAACCCCGCGAATTCTGGAGAACCTGAGTTTCTGGGAGAAAGGATACAACGCCGTTGCGCGTGCGGCGGACAACTTGAAGAACCTTGGCCGGCCGGATATCAACGCCGATATCGAGCAGGCTCGGCGTAATCTGGAGTCTGCCCAATCGGGCAATGTTGGTCTGTTCCAGAACAAGCAGGAGATGATCGATCTCTACCAGAATCGTCTCAACATGCTTGAAGATCAAAAAGCAGCTGAAGCCGATATCGCCAAATGGGAAGGGGAACAGGCAAAAGCCCAAGGCGAAGCTGTTACCGCCATGGGCAAGATCGACGCACTCACCAAGTCGGCGTGGACGAATGAACAGAAGCGCACCGAGGCGATCAAGGAGTACAAGCGGCAGCTCGACGATATTCGCAAGGTCGCCCCCAACGACCCGCGCCTTAATCAGGCTGCGATCGACAAGAACCTGGCGAACATCAACGACCAGTTCAAGGATGCGAAAACGGCAGGTACTCAGGTCGATCTGACCGGTTTCAACAACGCCAAAAACAATTTAGCCGCCATCAGCGAGGAGTACAAAAACGCCCAGAAGGAACTGGACGCGGCGCAGAAGGCTGGGCTCGTTTCGCAAGCCGACTACGCCCTTAAACGCGAAGCGCTGATCGGCAACGAGCGCGACGAGGTGACTGCGTCCTACGAGGCGGAGATCGCCGCACTGGAAGCCGCGAAGGCGAAAAAGACCACTTCTGCCGCGCAAAGCATCCAACTCGACCAGAAGATCGCTGATGCGCGAGCCGGGATGGTCAAAGCGCAAAGAGAGGCGGACAGCCAGCTTGAGGTTCTGGCCACGAACGAGACCGGTCGCCTTGCTCGACAAGAGCGGTCGATCACGACCTACGTCCAAGCCTTGGCCCAGCAACAGAGGGCTCTGGAATTGGCAGGGCAGCGCGCCGTTATCGGCGTCGGCCAGGGCGATCGTCAGAACGCTCTCAACAACGAGTTGAACAGCCAGCAAGACCGGTTCGCACAGCAGGCGCTGGAACTCGCGAATCAGAAGTCCGATCCGTCGCGCAATATGTCGGAGGAGGAGTTCAGCCGTAAGTCGCAGGCGCTCGCCGACGCGAACAAGGCGGCCACTGACCAGATCCGGCAGAACTACGCGGATGTGGAAAAGGCGCAAGGTGATTGGACCAAAGGGGCGACATCGGCCTGGGCCAATTATCTGGATTCGGCGAGCAATATTGCCGGCCAGACGAAAACTTTGTTCGGCAACGCCTTCAGCTCGATGGAAGACGCGATCGTCAACTTCGCCATGACCGGGAAGCTGTCGTTTGCTGACTTCACCAAGTCGATTCTGGCGGACATGGCGCGGATCGCGACTCGGCAAGCCAGCTCGGCGTTGCTGAGCAGTCTCGTCGGAGCGGCCACCAGTTACTTCACTGGCGGTGGTGGCGGTAATGGGCTGGCGGCTGGATCAGCAGGTGCGACGTCGTCGAACCTCGGCGCGTCCTCGGCGGGTTACTCCAGCAGTTACTTCCCGCAGGCACTCGGCGGTGCCTGGTCGTCTGGCGTACAGATGTTCGCCAACGGCGGCGCCTTCACCAACAGCATCGTCAGTACGCCAACCGCCTTCGGGATGGCTGGCGGCCGGGCGGGAGTCATGGGCGAGGCAGGGCCGGAGGCGATCATGCCGCTGACCCGGACTTCCAGCGGCAAGCTGGGTGTTCTCGCCGCCGGCGCTGGCTCCGGGACTGCGATCAGCATCAATGCACCGGTCACGGTGGTGACACAGGACCGAGGCTCTGAAGGGATGCAGATCGACCAGCAGGCACTGTCGAGAAACCTGCAATCGCAAATGCAGGCCGTGGCCGAGAAGGCCGTCGCTGACTCTTGGCGCGCGGGCGGTACCAGCTTCCGAAATGCAAATGGGAGGGCCTGATGACTATCGAGAAATTCACCTGGCCAACCGAGCGCGGGGAAACACCCGATATCAATTATCGGGTGCGCACCTCGAAGTTTGGCAACGGTTACGCGCAGAACGTCGGAGACGGTCCGAACAACAAAGAGGACTCCTACCCGGTTACCTGCGTCGGCCAAAAGGCCGCGGTGCTGGAGATTATGAAATTCCTCGACCGGCACGCCGGCGCGAAAGCGTTTCTCTGGACAACGCCGCTCGGCGAACTCGGGCTTTTCACCTGCAAAAATCCCGCTCCCACACCAATGGGCGGCGGGGTCTTCAAACTCACAGCCACGTTCGAGCGGGCATTCCAACCATAAGGGGCAATCATGCCGCTGATCAGTGACATCCAGGTGCTTGAGCCTGGCAGCGAAGTGCTGCTCTTTGAATTGGACGGCACGGACTACGGCGCAGATGTTCTGCGCTTCCACGGGCACGCAATTCCGCACACGGCAGCCGAACTGATTGCCGCCGGTGACAATGCAGATCAGCTACCGGCGAAGGCCATCTACTGGCAGGGGAACGAGTACGGCGCCTGGCCGATGCAGATCGACGGCATCGAGGCGAACGGCGACGGCACTGCCGTGCGGCCAACTTTATCGGTGGGCAACGTCAATGGGCGGATCACGGCGCTGTGCCTCGCGTTCGAGGATCTGCTCGAGTTCAAGTTGACCATGCGTCACACGCTGGGCACCTACCTGGACGCGGCGAACTTCCCGGCCGGCAATCCGACGGCAGATCCGACCCAGGAGACGATCGAGGTCTGGTACATCGACCAGAAGACGAACGAGGACGGTGAAAACGTCAGTTGGGAGCTGGCCAGCCCTGGCGACGTCGGCAACGAGTCCATCGGCCGGCAGGCCACGACGCTGTGTCACTGGTGCCTCACCGGTGGTTACCGTGGGCCGAGCTGCGGCTACACCGGGCCGTACGTGACCAAGGACGGCGTAATCACCGACAACCCAGAACTGGACGAATGCGACGCTACGCTGGGCAAGGGTTGCATCCCGCGGTTTGGCGAAGGCAACCCGCTGCCGTTTGGTGGCTTCCCGGCCGTTTCCCTGATCGCACGGAGCTGACATGCGTAAACACATTTTGAACGCGATCCAGGCGCACGCGGCGGCGGAATATCCGAAAGAGTGCTGCGGGCTGCTGCTGGGCATCGGTCGCAAACAGCAGTATTACCCTTGCCGCAACGTTTCGACCGAGCCGAACGAGGAGTTTCGCATCGACCCGGAGGAATACGCCCAAGCCGAAGACATCGGCGAAGTAATCGGCGTGATTCATTCGCATCCGGACGCCACCAGCCGGCCTTCGCCGCGCGATCTCGCTATGTGCGAAGCGACTGCATTGCCATGGCACATCCTGAGCTGGCCCGAGGGCGATCTGCGAACCATCACACCGGTCGGCGAGGTGCCGCTGCTGAAGCGGCCTTTCGTCCATGGCGCCTGGGACTGCTGGCAGGTCTGCGCAGACTGGTACAAGCGCGAATGGGGGTTGGAGTTCGAAGCCTTCAAGCGCGCCGACGGCTGGTGGGAGAGCAAGGACAACGCCAGCCTGTACGAGGCGAACTACGAGGCCGCCGGGTTCTACCGGGTCGATCAGCCGCAGCGCGGTGACATGATCGTGATGGAAGTGGGACGGACGGTTTACCCGAACCACGCCGGCATTTTTCTCGGAGCTGACCCGGCGCTGCCAGGGGAGGACGCGGCGACGTTCGGCTCCGGGCCGTTCCTGCTGCACCACCTGTACGGCAGACCATCCGAGGTCATCGTTTTCGGCGGACCGTGGCTCGACCGCACGCGTCTGGTGCTGCGCCACAAGGACGCACGGTGATATCGTGGGCCATTTCCACAGGAGTGACCTGCATGAAATTGATCGTAGGAGCATTGGCGGTAGCGTTGTTGGCTGGGTGTGCGACTTCGCCGGTGCCGTCTGGAAAGGCTGACCCTGTGCCGAGCTCGCGCCTGTTCGCATATCAGAAGCCTGCCTCCGGTGACGCTGTATTGATCATTACCCGTGATTCCGGCTTTGTTGGTGGCGGCTGCAACACATCCGTGAGCATCGACGGGCGAAAAGCTGCCGAGATTGGTTCTGGTGAAACTGCAAAGTTCTACGTCACCGCCGGTGAGCACATCGTCGGTGCGTCGTCATGCGGCAGCGGACTTAAAGAGCGGGAAGCCAACATAAAGGCTGGTGCCACCAAGAAATTCAGGATATCCATCGACTCATCAATGAGCATGGATTTATCACCCACGATGCAATGACAAAGCCGCCTACGGGCGGTTTTTTTATGACCGGAGAAAACTGTGGCAGCGACGGCAAGTAACAACCCAGCCATGACGACCATTCTTCTTTCAGGGCCGCTTATCAAGCTGTTTGGTCGTGTCCATCACCGCGAGCTTGGCAGCAAATCCGTGGGCGAGGCATTCAAAGCGTTGAAGTGCACTATTGAAGGATTCGAAGGCGCCATTAAAGATCTTGAGCGCAAAGGGATGCGCTTTGCGATTTTCAGAAACCGGAAAAACGTAGCTGAAAAAGATTTCGGTCTCGGCGGAGCCCAAGAGATTCGAATTGTCCCAGTGATTTCCGGGAGCAAGCGTGCAGGTCTATTACAGACAGTAATTGGAGCTGTGCTGATCGTCGCCGGCACCTATTTCGGCCAGACCTGGGCCGTCCAAATGGGGGTTGCCCTCGTTGCTGGCGGCGTCGTGCAGATGCTCAGCCCACAGGCCAAGGGACTTTCTCAAAGCGCATCTCCTGAAAACGCACCGTCCTACGCCTTCGGCAGCGCCAAGAACACCACGGCCAGCGGCAACCCGGTACCGATCTGCATCGGCGAACGCCGGTGGGGTGGGATGATCATCTCGGCCTCGATCCTGGCTGAAGACAAAGTGTAAGCAGGACAGCAACACACCAACCGCCCGCGAGGCGGTTTTTTTATGCCTGGAGGAAAGCATGGGCGCAGAGCAACAGATCGAGATCCACGGCGAGAAGGGCGGCAGCAGCAAGCCGAAGTCGCCGGTCGAAGCCAGCGATAGCCTGCGCTCGACCAACCTTGCGAAATTGCTGATCGCCGTGGGTGAGGGGGAGTTCGACAGCGTCCCAACCGATTACGACATCTACCTGGACAACACGCCGATCCGCGATGCCAGCGGTAACTACAACTTCCCGAACGTGAAGTGGGACTGGCGCCCGGGCTCGGTGGATCAGACCTATATCCCCGGCATCCCGTCCGTGGAGAACGAGACTTCGCTGAACATTGAGCTGCGCAGCGATGCGCCGTGGGTACGCTCGATCAGCAATACCCAGTTATCGGCGGTGCGCATGCGCCTGGCTTGGCCTGCGCTGCAACGGTCGGACGATGAAGGCAATGTTGGCGGTTACCGGATCGAGTACGCCATCGACGTGGCCACCGACGGCGGCGCGTATCAGCAGGTGCTGGTGGATGCTGTCGATGGCAAGACCACCACGCGCTACGAGCGATCGCGCCGCATCGATTTGCCGGCTGCAACTACTGGCTGGCAGATCCGCGTGCGCCGCCTGACGCCGAACCAGAACAGCAACAAGGTAGCCGACACCATGCTGGTGGCGGGCTACACCGAAGTCATCGACGCCAAGCTGCGATACCCAAACTCCGCGCTGCTCTACATCGAGTTCGACGCCGAGCAGTTCACCAACATCCCGGCGGTGACCGTGAAGTGCAAGGCCCGGCGCTGGATGGTGCCGAGCAACTACGACCCGATTCAGCGCACTTACGCCGGGACATGGGATGGCTCGATGAAGTCGGGCTGGACCAACAACCCGGCTTGGATCACCTATGGCATTTGCACCGAGGAGCGTTTCGGCCTGGGCAAGCGCATCAAGCCTTTCATGGTCGACAAGTGGGAGCTGTACCGAATCGCCCAATACTGCGATCAGTTGGTGCCGAACGGCCTCGGCGGGCAGGAACCACGCTTCCTCTGCGACATGAACCTACAAGGCAAGGCTGACGCTTGGTCGCTGTTGCGCGATATCTCGGCTATTTATCGAGGCATGACGTACTGGGCGCAGGGCCAGTTGGTGATGCAGGCTGACATGCCGCGCGCGCAGGATTTCGACTACGTCTTCACCCGGGCCAACGTCATCGACGGGAAATTCTCGTACGGCAGCGCCTCGGCGAAAACCCGGTACACCCGAGCACTGGTGAGCTACGACAACCCGGCGAACAACTACGACACCGACGTCATTCCGTTTGCTGATCTAGATCTTCAGCGCCGCTATGGCGACCGGCCGACCGAGCTGAGTGCCATTGGCTGCACCCGCGCCTCCGAGGCCCAGCGCCGCGGCAAGTGGGCGATCTTGAGCAACAACCAAGACCGCACCGTTTCGTTCAAGACAGGCATGGAGGGTGTGATTCCGCTGCCGGGCCACATCATCCCGGTGGCGGATTCGTTGCTGGCCGGGCGGGAGGTCGGCGGGCGGATCTCGTCAGCAACTGGCCGCGTGGTGACCCTCGATCGCGATACCCAGGCCAAGGCGGGTGATCGGTTAATCGTCAACCTGCCGGGCGGCCGCGCCGAAGGGCGCACTGTGCAGAGCGTCAATGGCCGTGTCGTGACCGTCACAGTCGCCTACAGCGAGCCTCCAGTCGCGCAATTGCAATGGGCGCTGGACGCTGACGACCTAGCGATTCCGCTGTACCGCGTTTTGCGCACCAAGCGCACCACCGAAGGCGACTTCGAGATCAGCGCGCTGCAGTTCGAGCCGAGCAAGTTCGCGCATATCGACACCGGCGCACGCCTGGAGGAGCGGCCAATCAGCGTGATCCCGATCACGGTGGTTCCGGCACCGGCCAGTGTGACCCTCACGTCGACATCGTCGGTGGTGCAGGGCTTGGCCGTGGCCACCATGACCATCAGTTGGCCCGCCGTGGATGGCGCGGTCGGCTACGACGTGGAATGGCGCAAGGACAGTGGCAACTGGATCAAGCTGCAACGTACCGGCATGACCAACGTGGACGTGGTCGGCATCTACGCCGGCGCCTACGTGGCTCGGGTGCGTGCGGTGAGTGCATTCGACATCTCGTCGCAGTGGCGCAACTCGATCCTGACCAACCTGAAAGGAAAGGAGGGGCTGCCGCCGGCGCTCAGCTACCTGACCGCCACGCCGCTGCTGTTCGGCATCTACCTGAAGTGGGGCTTCCCTGCTGGTGCTGAAGACAGCCAGCGGACTGAAATCTGGTATGGACCCACGACGCAGCTTGATGCGGCCACGAAGCTCACAGACTTGGCCTATCCGCAGAGTGACTTCTCCATGCTCGGCCTGCGCGCTGGCGTGACGTTCTACTTCTGGGGCCGGATCGTCGACAAAATCGGCAACATCGGGCCGTGGTACCCGATCGGCATGGGTGTGCAGGGACAGTCGAGCGCTGACGCTGCGGCAATTCTGGAGATGATTGCCGGTGAGATCGGCCGCACCGAGTTGGGTCAGGATCTGCTCGACGAAATCGACAAAATCCCAGGCTTGCAGGAACAGATCGATGCGCTCGACGGGCTGAAGGGTTACAACCCCGACGATACCTACGAAGAGTACGACCTGGTGGTGCAGGGCAAGCGCATCTATCAGGCGACTGGGCCGGTGCCGAAAGACACGCCTCCGCCGAACCCTGCCTATTGGCTCGACGTTGGCCAGACCGTTGAGACGGCTAATGGACTTGCCCAGCAGGTTGCCACCAACACTGCCGAGATCACTGAACTCGACGGCGTGGTTACGGCCCAGGCAACGGCCTTCGAAGCCCTGCGCGCCTCCTNTCGAGACGATGATGGCGCTGGTGATCTTGCAGACGCGATCAAGAGCTATACCAGCACCGCTTCGCTCGCATCGGAATCGAAGGTTCGAGCCTCCGANAACGAGGCAATGNCAAGGCGCGTCACGACGTTCGACGCGAAAATNGGAGAGAACGCTGCCAACATCACCGAGCTTGAAGAGGTGGTGGCCACTAACGAATCAGCGACCGCGACGAAAATCGACCAATTGAATGTTTCCGTCGGGCAAAACTCGACGGCCATTCAGCAGACCTCGACCGCCTACGCGGACACGGCCGGCAAGTTGAACACGATGTGGTCGGTGAAGATGCAAGTCACGGCGAATGGGCAGTACGTCGCGGCTGGCATCGGTCTTGGCATCGAAAACACCGGTGCCGGGCTGCAGAGTCAGTTCCTGGTCAGCGCTGACCGGTTTGCCATCGTCAACACGATTGCCGGCGGCGCCATCTCGGTGCCGTTTGCAGTGCAGGGTGGCCAGGTGTTCATGAACTCGGCGTTTATTCAGGACGGCAGCATCACGATGCTGAAAATCGGCCAGTACTTGCAATCCGACAACTATGTTGCCGGTGCTCTGGGTTGGCGCTTGGATAAAGCAGGAAACCTCGAGTTCAACGGGCCAGCGCCCGGTGGCGGGCGACTGACGATGACCAACAGAGCGATAAAGGTGTTCGATCAAAACGGCGTGAAACGGGTGCAGCTTGGAGATCTGGACGCATGACCTATGGAGCAAGAGTCTGGGACGAGAATGGCAATCTCGGGATGGATACCAACAGCTTTACCTATCAGGTGCTGTGGCAGGGCGTGATCGACTTCAGCGGTAGCACGCCCAGCTACACACTCAATATTCCAGGCTTNAACCCAGCCAACTGCGTGTTCATGATCATTCCGACGCGTGCACAGGATGTGCAGTCGTCAGAAACAGACGGTAGCGGCAATGCCAAGTCCTATCCCTATGTCACGACTGCCGTCGGCCAAGTGATTGTCAGGCCTAAGAATCCGTCAGCCAGCGCCTCGACAATTCAGACAAGGATCGTCGCCAAGGGCTACGCCATCAGGTATTCGACATGAGTTACGGCTTTCAGAGCATCAATGACAACTCGTTTGTTCAAATTGATTCG